CGTGGTTCGCTCCTGCGGGCTTTAGAAGAGGTCGCCTGACCAAGCCTACCAACACTGAGATCAAGCTCAACCAAGGCGATAGAGACGCTCTCTACTCGAACTCGATCAACCCGATCTCGAATGATCCTACTACAGGTATTACAATCTTCGGGCAAAGAACTACTCAAAGAGCGCCAACTGCTCTTGATAGAGTGAATGTTCGTAGACTGATGATCTACATCCGTAAAGTTCTGCTTGAGCTTGGTAAACCTTTCCAGTTCGAGCCGAATGATCAATTTACCTGGGAGCTTGTTGAGGATTCGATCAACCCGTTCCTTGATGATCTCTTAGCGAGAAGAGCCATCCTTGAAGGTGCTGTCAAGTGTGACTCGACAACGAACACTCCTGCGCGAGTTGATAGAAATGAGCTTTGGTGCTCGGTGACAATCAAGCCTACGAAGGCTGCTGAAACGATTGTCTTCGAGGTCAACCTCACAAGCCAATCGGCAACCATTAACTAATAATAATCATGGTAGATAGTTACTTAAAGAACGACTACAGAGCGAACTTTGAGCCGGGTAGAACTCTTCCTAAGCTCTCCACAAAGTTAGATGCTGTTCGGTCGTATCAGTTTGAAGTGAAGTTCTTCGGTGTTCCGCAAGAGTTCATCGGTACGCAGCAGGTTCTTACTGCTGCCGCCAAACAAGTCAGTCCTATTGGTGGTTCTGTTGATGACATCGTGGTTGATCGTCTCAATGACAAGATGTACTACCCTGGCAAGTTTACGCCTGAGGCTGTTACAATTACTTTCGATAACCAACTGCTGTCGCAGACTACCCCTGCTCTTTGGAACTGGTTCAAGACGACCTATGATCCGATGACTGGTGATATGACGAAGCTTGCGGCCCCAGGAGGTGCGGGTAACCGATCGTTTAAGGCTTCGAAGATGACTGTTCTTGAGCTTGATAACACCAATGAACCTCACGCTTACATTGAAATGTATGCTGTGTATCCAACAGGTGTTAAATTCTCGGAGAAGAACTACGCTACGAACGATTTCTCGACAGTCGAAGTGACCTTCCGCTACGACTTCGTGGATTACGACAAGATCAACTAACCTCTTAGATCTAATTCGGGTAGCCTTCTCTCTAAATAAGGGGGAAGGCTATTTGTCTATTATAAGTTATGGACTTTTTCACGGAACTTTTGGAGAGCTTCAGTCGGAAGCACAATCGCAAGCTTAGGCTGTTGGAGCAGGAGGAAGATCCTAGAGTCCCCGATGCTTTAAATGTTTTAAACAGTGCTCAGTGGTCTCAGCAAGGTAGTATGATGGCTGCTACCATTAACGGAAAACAGGCAAGATACTATTCAAATTCTGGCAAGCTCCAGTTTTCAAATGGTATGGGTATATGGAATACACAAGTAAGTCCACCAACTCTCACATCTACAGGGAATGATCAAAAGTTTAAAGCACTACTCACTGCTTTAGTCGGAGAAGAGAAAGTTGACCCAGAGACTTTAACAGACGAGGAAAAGGCAGAACGTGAGAAGCAAGAATTAGAAGCTTCCTACCAAAGAACTGTTGGAGAAGGTGTTGCTCCAGGTGTAACTCTTTCAATGGGTAACTTCCAAAGTGAAGAGGCTAGGGAGGATGCAGTTAGAGCACTTCAAAGTATGGTAGCATACGCTGAAGGAGCCTTCAATAGACTTGGACTGGATGTGAACAAGTATAAGTCTTACTTCTTTGGAGGTCGTATTGAATCTTTAGAGAAGAGAATATCTGAGAGTAATAAATTCTTAACATACAACGAAGAGTTTAAAGGCTATGTGTTTGAAGATGGTGAGCTTATTGACGATCAAATCGTAGGCATCACTGAGACCCTTGAGAACATGATGAAGTCTCTAGCTACCGAGACTTGCCCTGAGGGAGAGCAGTCCTTTACTAAGAACATAGCTCAGACAAGTCGAGGTGAGATAGTATTATCTCCTCACGCAGATGCATCCCTCAATGAAGCTCTTGTGTTCACAGACAATCGAGGTGAGCTTAATAAAGTTGTATCGGAAGCTTTTAAAAGTTGTGGTTTCCCTGACGGCATACCCCAGATAAATATTTTAAGTGAGGAGACAGGTGGCAACTCGGACAACAACACCTTAGGCACAGGGTTTGAGTTGTTTCAAAAGCTTGCTATCCTGGTGAACAGGTCTTCTGAGATAAAGAAAGCAGGGGGTGAACTACCTTCTGATGTTGCTGCTGAGTTAAGTCTTGTAGCTAGAAATCTTCAGAAGAAGATGGCGGGTCTGAGTGCAAGTGCCAGGACAGCTTTCATTGTTCAGAAAACAGCAGGATTATCCCCTGAAGATTCAGCACTCGTTAATGATCTAAAGGATCTTTTGACGGAGACGGATGATGAGGGCATCTCATTATACAGGAAGATGCTTGAGTTCTCAATGGCTATCGTCCGTGATAGGAACCCAGGCTACATCACTGAAGCAGGACAGGAGACTAAGTTTGGACAACGCCAAGACATTAGAGAGTATTACTCAACTCCTGAGAAGGCTAGAGATGCGTTAGCGAGATCTGGCCTTAATCCTGATAACTTTAGGATGTTAACGATTGGTGAACTACAGGAGAGAGGATACATTACAGACAGAGACGCAAGAGCGATGCTAGCCTTGAACATTGCTCCAGATGAAAACACTCCCATAGCTGTTGCAAAGACTAGCATGAAGGCTTACAAATCTTTAAAGCGTGTAACCTGGGGTAAGGGTAGTGAGAATACTTACCTGGAGATGATGGAAGGGGAGTTAGAAGGTGATAATTACAGCGATCTAACAAACACAATGCTAGACGATTTTGGTGTTTCAGAAGAAAACAGACAGGCTGAATGGGATCGTATGCGTAAGTATCACCAAAGAACTATAGCTGACGTTCACAGAACTATTGAGAGTGTTCCTCTTAACACTGATGCACTTACAGATACTGGTGTTAAGATTGCAGTTAAGTCTGGTGATATCTTTGCTCAAGATATAGCGGGTTGGTTGTCGAAGAACTCAACATATAAGGAGTTAGTTTCTGGCTCAGTTGGTGAGATATCTAAGATCTGTAATCGAGTCATTAAGGAGAAGTCTAAGACCTACACTAAGGAAGCTGTGTATGCAAGGCTTCAAAAGGAAGTTGCTACCTTCCTCACTCACAAGAAATTACAGCAGGATCTGAACAGTTCAAAAGCTTCAACCAGACAGGATGCCTTAAGGTCCATCTTATCGAAGGCATATCACGCTGGGGGTTCGGACGATTCCAAGCTCAACGAAACGGCATTCGGCTGGGCAGAAGCTAGAACTCACGTACTATCAAGAAACGATGTATTCCGCGATATTGCAAGAGGTAGGAAGGGTTGGGACATAGACTTTGATGGTTCAGACTTTGGCAAAGGCATCATCCACTTCTCAAGTGGTCCTGCCAAGTTATTCTTGAACACTATCGCAAAGGCTACGAGAACCAAGAAGGACAGAAGGGGTAACATCAACAATGAAGCTACTCTAATTGTTAACGAGGAAGCGAGTGACATGTATGACAAGCGAGAGAAAAAGAACCTCAATGCATCAACTGAGATTCTAAATGCTCTGGGTAAGCTGCAAGAAGCCTTAGCTGTCATTGAGAAAAAAGTGAGTGTCTTCAACGCACAATAAATCACACATCTTAAACATAGCTATCTCCAACTCATCAATGTAGCCTTTGAACATCCAACCCTTCACTGGTAGGTCAGTCTGGTTAGTTATAGCCACAGGTTCCTGACGATTCTGACCAATAATCAGTAAAAACTTTTTAGAAGACTTCTTAGAATCTCGATGTGCTTGGTCTATCATCTTTGAAATTGTTGATTTAGGATTCAATAAATCACTTACTTGTTCTCCATCATATCCTTTCTTACATTCAATAACATACTTAAACTTTTCTGGTGTTATTAAATCACCATATACTTTTAAGTATTCAGGTAATGTATGTGTTGTGGCAAATGCTCCAGACCCAGGTGTTCTGCAAAACTCTTTAGTGTCGAATCTCTCGTTAAGAATTTTAGCAATTTTGTTCTCAAACCTATTCCCCTTAGCTCTTGAGTTTACTTTCTTTTTCTTTTTTAATGGTGTTACGTCAAAATCGTCTTTCATATTAAATCCTATAAGCTATAATAGGCTATGGATAAAGTATCGTTAAAGTTAGATGATGCAAAGTTTAAATTAATAGAACGCAGTAGAGGACGTATGAAGATCCAAATTAAATTTTCTAAGGAAGAAGCCGAAGGCTTCAAGAACTTTTGTAAGTTGAAGCCGCCAGAGCTTGATGACGAGACTTTCTACAAGCAAATCTTCTTTGCTGGTTGCAATGTGATGACCGAACAGATTCAGGCTTTGGTTCAGGCACATAAGGAAGCTCAAGAGAAGGAAACTGAAGAGAAAGATGAGCAAACAGAAGAACAACTTCAAGACCAATAAGATCTTCAATACGAAGCACTTAGAGTCAGTTATAAACTCTCACATTGAGAGTAAGCAGAACTCTTACTATCTCATTACCAACACATGGGATAAAGTTTGCAACTACTTTAATGACAGGCTTCCGACTGATGGCACTACGGATCTGAACGTCATTGATATTTTTAATGTGCCTAACGCGCTAGACGTAATCAAGTCTGCAATCAAGAATTATAGGGAGACGATCTCAACGTCGTGTCTGTCTCGTTATGACCAGCTTCCCATGTTGGTAGTGATTCACAAGACTTTCCCTCGCGTTGTTTCTTACAACGGGTCAGTCGGTGCTGAACTTGGAATCTAGATAGAGCTTGGATCCTTCGGTATACCCATCTTGTGGTTCCGATAGGATTCAATCTTCTCATTATACTTCTTGTTCTTGGAGTAGATGAGTCGCAGGTTGTTCAAGATAACTGTTGTAAAATAGTTGAACGCTTGCCCAGACTCCCTCTTGAAGTTGTAGAGGACTTTGAGTATAAGTAGGAAGCACTCTTGCTTGGCTTCCTCGTGATCTACATTGAACTTAAAAGATAACATGAGTCTACTGACCAGAGTGTCGAACATTTCGAAGAGTTCATTCTCATTTGAGCGGTCACCCGCCTTGAACTCTTGAATCAGTTCCTCGAATCTTTTGTTATCAATATAGTAACTCACCTACTATCATAGTCTTATGCCGCAACTAAGTTTCAAGGGTACCAATCCTAAGTGTGAGGGATGTCCTGCACTTAAGATGAACCTTCCCACACACACGATCCTTGATTACGAATACAAGGACACTCCTGTAGACATCCTGTTTATCTCGGACTCAGCCAAGATGTTCGAGGGTGAGTATACCGCGTTCCGTCCACAAGAATACAATGTGATCCAGCGCGAGCTTGCGAGGTTCACCCATCAGTGGACTGTGGGATACACAACGGCGGTGAAGTGTCCGAACATTACCTCTGAAAATCTTAGCACAGGTATTAAAAAATCTTGTAGGATTCACCTGCATGATACCATCGACCACTACAAGCCTCGACTTGTGTTTGCATGTGGCAAGGTTGCTACTACTCTTCTCTACGGTAAGGCTAAGGAGGAGAGTAAGATTCGTGGTAAGGTTGACACGTTGGTTACTGACGGAGGAACGTCATTCCAGGTAGTGCCTATTATCCACCCGTTCCAGGTCGTAGCAGAGCCTAAGAACGCCTATCTCTTCAGGACTGACCTAGAGAACGCCCTAAATAACGAGCTTTTAGGGAAGGCCACAGACGCTCAAGTAGACCATACATTGGCCATGAGTATCTCTGAGTTGCGTGAAGTTGAGGGTGAGTTTATTGATACCACCTTGGACCTCGCTATCGACATCGAAACGACTGGACTGAACTTCCTTGAGGATACCATCCATACTGTGTCGATGACGCTGGTAAACAGGGATACAGGTGAGCTTGGTCGGACTCTCGTTCTCCCCATAGATCACCGCGAGGCCAAGCTTGGGTATAAAATTAAAAGTGAGTTCATGAAGTTCATCTGCAAGGTAATGGCTAACAAGAACAACAGGAAGGTCTTGCAAAACGCAGGCTTCGACCTTAAGTTCCTGAAGCGATATGGTGTGGACGAAGTGTATAATGTATACGACACTAAGC